CCATCGCCGGTGCCAACACCGACGCCAACCCCGGAGGTAACAAATGAGCCAACACCAGACCCGACTGCCACACCCGAGCCGTCGCCCGAGCCAACGGCCACCCCTACGGACTCTCCTTCCCCTTCTCCTGATCCCAGCCCTGTACCTACTGACACACCTGGACCAATTGATCCGGGCGCTGCTGTGGAGGCAGTAAGCGAGGCTGTGGGCGAAGCCGTAGCCGCTGTTAGCGAAGCGGTCGGTGCCGCAGTTGAGACCGTCACAAACCTTGGCAATGACATTAGCGAAGAGGAGCGCGAAGAAGCGCGAACGGTTGTTGGACCAGCAGTCATCATGACCACGATTGCGCAGGCTGCTGCATCCGCGGCCGCTGCGAGATCGGGAGGAAGTGGCGGCGGCTGGTCTGGCGGTGGTGGTGATGGCCCAAAGAAGCGCCCAGGAGGCGGGCGCGGAAAGGGACCAGCTCGCCGCGCAGTAGCACGAGCAGCAGGAAATAACACAGGAAAGCCATCGCCGGCCAAGGCGCAAGATAGCAAGCCCATCAAGGGTGGGCAGAGGAGAAATCTGAAGTGAGCAAGTGGAAGAGCATTCTTATTCAAGCAGTTAATGACGTGGTTGGTCAATCTTGGACAATATTCGGTCTCTTGGTTGGTTGGATTGTTTTGCCAGATGGTGAGACCAGAAACTTCATTGGGGCAACCCTTGCAGTCCTGACGCTTATCTGGGCAGTCACCATGCCGCTGCGCGTTTCTTCTGAAGAAGAGTAATTAAGAACTTACTCTTTAACGTTATGGTATACTCCCTGCATGGAGCAGGTTACCAAGCGCGGCAGACCTAAAACCGACCCGCTGGTTCGGTTTCTTAACCATGTCTCCAAGGCTGAGAGCGGATGCTGGGAGTGGGCAGGGGCAAAAGACCCATCTGGGTACGGGGCGTTCAAGGACCAGCACGGCAAGAAGATCAACGCCCATAAGTGGCACTACGAGCACGTCAACGGCCCCATCCCCAAGGGCCTCCAAGTGGACCACTTGTGTAGAAATCGCAAATGCGTTAACCTTGAACATCTTGAGGTCGTGACCCCAAGAATGAACACCCGTAGGGGTGATGCCGGGAAGCTTCGGGCGACCCATTGCAGGCACGGTCACGAGTACACGTGGGAAAACACGTACTGGAGGAGAAACGGTGATCGGGAGTGCCGGACTTGTAAGTATTACGGCGGCAGACTCGACCCAGCAATCAGGGGGCTAAACCAAAGATAGCCCCAGAAAAGGAGAAAAAGGTGAGCGAAGTAGCAAGGGAAACGAAATTCTGGAAAAGCCTAGCCCCAAGCGGCCCTTGGCGAGAATTTCAATATCTAACCGAGAAAAAGTGCGAAGGCAAAACTCTTGGCGATTTTGTCGATTTCTGGTCTGCGGAGCTGGGGTATAGCAAGTCCTCTGTGTGGTCTTGGCTTCGCGGGGAACGATCCATTCCAGCAAGCGCCGTGCGCAAGGCGGGGATTCAGGTTGACATTCAGGCTAGGGCGGTAAAGATTATTTCCTCGGAGTCCAATAGCGGGCTTTTGGCTCGCCAATCAGCAATTGATATGATGTGCAATGGTTGCACGCTGGGCGACCGATTCTGCCGAATTAGCGATTGCCCACTCCGCCCGTTTAGCCCAAAGCCACTTCACCCAAAGGCAAACCCAATGGGCTGGAGCAGGGTTGAGGCTGAGTAGAATCTAAACACCTTGCCCGCGGGGTCAGATAGCGTATTATCTTCTTTGTGAAGGGAATCTATGAGTCGCTGTTCAGTAAGCTTGGCGGGGATGCAACCTTGCAGACCTCGCTTAGTGGCACGGCTGGCGACAAGAAGATCTACCCGATCACCGCAACGGTCCGGACTGCCTTGCCAGCGATAAAGATTTCGGTGGAGAGCGGAACGTCTGATGCGGCTTTTGGGATTAACCGCCCAGAGGTGGAAGTAATGGTGGTTTCGGCTACCGGATCTCCGCAACTGAGCGAAATCTCAAACCGCGTGGATGCTCTGATCAATACCAAGAACTTTCTCGGGTCGGGTATAACCGTTCATTTCGTTAAGAAAGTTGCCGAACGAGATGAATACGACGAGGCAACATTGGAGTATCGAAGGCGCCTTCGGTACAAATTGATAGTAGTTTGAGGAGTAAATAGCATGCTAACTCTAGGATCGGGTACCCTTTCGGTAGCCCCATGGGTTGCTGGTGTAGATCCAGCAAACATCGCGGCTACCTATCCAACGCTTTACACCATCGGCGAGGTCGGTGGCGATGTTGAGCTGAACATTGAGTTCCAGGAAGCGGAATTCCGCGGCCAGTCGAACTTCGTGATCGCCCGCGGTTACTACGGTGGCAACGTCACCGCAGCTGCCCGTTCGGTCGAGCTGAACTTCGAGAACCTTGCTCGCTTCTTCACGGTAGCGAAGACGACGCAGAACGCCGGGACCGGCAACAGCAACGTCATTGCTGCGACGCACAACGTGTTCACCGCAGAGTATGACGACAAGCCATCGGCGATCTATGTGCGCTTTACGCACAGCCGCACCGATGACCCAGACAAGAAGGTTGTTGTTCACCTCTGGAAGGCGTTCTCAACCGCTCTGAACTTCCCATTCATGCGTGAGGACATCTCGACGACGGACATTGACTTCAATGCCATCGTTGATACGACCCTCACCGGTGGTGTGGACGCAATCATCCGCGTGGAAATCGAGGGCTAAATTAGCCCTGGGCCAGTGAGCCCTCAGAACCCCCGAGGCTTGTCCTCGGGGGTTTTCTGCTTTATAAATACATATGGCGCTGGTTGCGCTATGATATCCACGCGGCGACTTGCCGTGATTGGAATGTAGGGAGATAGAAGGAAAAATGGCAAATCTAGTGGAAATTAGCCCTAAGAAGGCGCTGAACCTCAATGACCTGGCGGACCTTGAGGAGAAGTACGGGTCGGTCGACAAGATCGACTTCAACAAGTTTAACGTGCTCCGCTATGTGCTCTGGCTTGCAATCAAGCGAAATGAGCCAGAAGTAACCGAGCGCGAAGTGGGCGATCGATTCGACATCAAGAGCATGCAGGATACCGTCACGAAGGTTCTTCGCGACAGCGGACTTTTGCCTGAAGAGCCCGAGGAGGGCGAGCAGGTGGGAAAAGCAGTAAATCCGGCGTAAGTTGGTCAGATATTGATTGGGGAGTAATTATGGGGTCATATGCAGATGCCTTTGGATATACGCCAACGGACTTCATGCATATGACCCTTCCCCAGATCGCCTCTTTCGGGCGCTACATGGAAGAGCGCGATAAGAAGACCAAGTCTTCTTCAACGCACTCTAAGACCGGCGCAGGAAAGAAGATCCTTGATGCACCGGATAAGCAATCCTCCATTGAAGCACTGGTCATGCAGTTCGGTAGCCCTGAAGCAAAGCAGAAGCTTCTGAACGAGCGCATTGAGGGCCTACGAAAGCGCTCAGAAGAAAAGGCTAAGAAGTAAATGGCCAAAGGCTTTGCTGAAGAAAACGTCATTCTTGGGCTAGTTGAGTCTGCCGTTCTTGCGGTGGAAGATGCTGGTATTGCAAAAAACCCAGAGGCCGCCCGAGCATACATAAAATCAAATTTTGGCATTGACACAGAAAAAATTGAAAATGATATTGATGATGGCAAAAGGGTAGATGTCTCCGGAATAGAAGCGGCTATTAAGAAAATCTATCAGGACGCAAGAATCCAGCCACATCTTAGCGCCGCGATTAAAGAGCAGGGCAGCATTTATTCAAAGGCCACAGTCAGCGAGATGCTCAGGGTCGTTAGCGGCTCTGCGCGCAGGGTAGCTGCTTCTCCGACAAAACTTAGCGATGATGAAGTTAAGGGCCTTAGAGACGAGTTTATTAAGACCCTAAGCAAAATGGGTTACAGAAAGAGCTCTACAGCGATTGATCGTTTTATTAAGGGACAAGCAAAAAAGGGAACACTTCGCGGGCAACTTACGCTAGAAGAGAGCAAAGTCAAAGGCGGGGAACCATACAAGGTTGTCGTCGGCGACCTTGTTATGCAGTTTATTGCATCTGAAGCAAGAAAAAGCGTCATCACAAGAACGGTTAATAAAAGAGAAAACCCAACAAAATATGCTGAAGAAACTGAAAAAATAAAAGAAATTCAATCGGCACTTGGCAAGCTGGGCTTTCCGACCAAGAAGGAAAAAGGCGGCGGAAGAGTAACCGGTACCGCAAGGTATATTCAGGAGATCAGTCTTAAAGATCCGCAAACCGCATCGTTTTTGATGGGCTTGCTTTTTTATGATGACAAAGGTAGACCAAGAAAAGATATTGCAAGCTTTACTGGGGACTGGTCAGCTGTTGTCAGGGCGATTCGAGACACCCCAAGAGGAACTCCACTCGAAAGGCTTCAGTCGGCAATAGAGGCGGGAGAAATAGATAAAGGGATTTTAAGAGTTCTTAACAGAAATCTTTCTGGGGCTACAAATCAAATCGTTGTTAAGCCCGGAAAAGATGGGGGCTTTGATCTTTCTTCGCTGCTAGAAACCTATGGCAGCTCAACAAGCCTTTTTGAGCGCCTATTCTCCACAATAACTGGCATTAGGGTTTCAGAAATTAAGAAGATTGCCAAGGAGACACAAGGAGATCTTCAGCAAAAAGATGACGCAAAAGCGGCAAGGCAGCTAAAGAGGGTCCTTGCACAAAAAGATAGAGATGCCAAGGCGGCTAAGGTTGCGAAAGCGCAAGAGCTTGCGGCTGCTGAGGTGGCTACTGCGCAAAAGCTCCGTAAAGAACTTAAGGTTGGGAAAACAACACTGAAAGATCACCTAGAAAAAAACCTTCTTAAAAGACTTGACGGTATTATTTCAAAATTGAAGCAAACAGATCCCGGCAGCGGAAAAAATACATACCAAGGAGAAAAAAGAGAAAAACTTGTTGCTGAGGCAATAGAAGTTCAGGGACAAATCGATAGAATTACTGGTGTTTTTAAAGGACTCGGAAGTATTGACGGCCTTACGCAAAGACAAAAGAAGGAACTTAAAGAAAACGGACTAAGTGTTGGCCTTTCTAAGACTCTTCCAAAAAGAATAGACTCCAAGGTTTCTTTGGCAACCAATCGAGAAACTGGTTCTACGGAGCTGTCTACGAGGGCCGTGACCGAAATAGAGAAGATGGCAGCTGATATATTAAAAGACGGAAAAGTTGGCGATGAAGTTTTTAAAACATTAGTTGCTAAGCTTCTTGAGCCAGGAAAGATTTATCAAGTAGAACAAAAAGATCTTGGGACAATACTTACAGGCGCAGACCTTTCTGCGGCTCGTGAAAGAGAGGTAGTTGCTAAGCTTAAAGCAGCCTTTGGCAGCACAAGGGGATTATTGGCAGCAGCAAAAAAGCGGCTAAAGGATTCAATTAGGGGGTCGCTAACCGATGCGGGGGCCAAGGGCGTAAGTCCTGCTCATGACGCGTTTGTAAAAATCGTTCAGCAATACATTGCTCACGCTCAGAAAGTCTTTGCCAATGCAGACCCAAGGACGCGAGGTGCAATGGTTATTGAGTTTGCCGCATCAATGTATCAATTCCAGCAAGCAGAAAAACTGCTTATTGCAAAATTCATGGGCTTTGAAAGTTCTTCAATGAGGCCAGGTACGTATGAACGCCACTCAAGAATATTGCTGATAGCTCCAAAAATGATGGACAGCGATACAGGGAAAGTATCAAAGTCAACAACAAAAGCGATGGTGCTAACGGGCAGAATCAGTGGCATACCCGATGGCGCATCTGGGAGCCAGGGTTATTATGAATATCTATATCTGTCTCAAGTTTTGTCTGGAGAAATTAGTGGCGTTAATATTCAAAATCGATCAGATTTTTTTAGATCTGTTATTGGCGCTACCAGCATTGCCGAGGACCTAGAGCAATCAAGAAAAATCGCAGCTGAGGCAGCTGCTGCTATAGAGGCGAGCAAAACGCAAAAAGTTGAGGAAAAAAACTCGCGCCAAAAGGAGGCCCTAGAATCTATTAGGAAGATTCTAGCTGGCGACAGGGCTGCGTTTAGCGACCCGAAGGAAATGCTCAAGCTTGTCTCATATATCTCAAGCACGCGTGGCGGAAAGCTCACCGCAACGAACTTCATTCAATCGTTGCTACAAAAGATATCTGATAAAGACAAGGTTGGCGCCACGCCTGAGCAGCTGGCATCGCTTGCAAAGCTAATGAAGGTTCTCCCCGACGGAACAATTTCTGGTCCAAAAACTGGGGAGATTTTCAAGGCGGGTGACCGCGGCCTTCTTGATATTGCCGATAAACTTTTGAAGGGAATTTCTCCTGAGAAGGGGAGTGTTACTGAGCCGGGTAAGGAGCTTGCCGCTAGTATTACTGGCGCGTTTAATAGTGGCGCAGCAATCTTTAAGGGCGTTGCGGGCAAGAAGCTTGAAAAGACGCTTACAGATGCGGCAAAAGTAACGGAAAAAAGTCTTGCAGACGCCGAGGTAAGAAGAGAAAGAAATGCCGCGAGGGAGTCTGCTGGCCCAAGGGTTAGATCAACCCGAGCAAAGCTTGGTGAGCTGACAAAGAATGAAGCCGGAGAATTTGTAGACGCAAAAGGACTACCTCTTGGCTTTGCGGGTAAGGGATTTAAGTATCAAGGCCAAGTGCCGGCCAGCGTTAAGTATGACGAAAAGGGGAACGTTGCCGAAGGCGGTTTGGGCGGCTACCTAGTCAAGCAGGGTTTAATTGCAAAGCCAGCAGACCTTGTGATGAAGCCCGGCGAGGGTCGTGGCTCTAAGCCGATTATTGACCTTGATAAGACCACGTTTGTAAGCGAAGCCGCCAAGGCAATTGCCGGCATCGTTCAGGACGTTCGCGCAAAAGCAATGAAGATTGACCCGGCCACCGGGGCGAAGGTTTCAAATCAAGTTGCAGATTCTCTTACTAGCCTCCTTAAGGGTCCCTCAAAAGGTGGCGTTGGATCTAGCAGCCCAATAGGAAAAGCTCTTGGGGCCGCCATTGACGAAGCAATGGCAGATCCGGCCGTTAAGCGCACGTTTACAAGGGGCGGCGTCAAGATGGAGCAGACGGCCCCTGAATTTGTAAAAGAGCGAGAGGCTATAGCTGCGGAAAAAGGGCAAAAACTTACCCCGCAGGCGTTAAGAAAGCGCTTTCTTAAGGACTTCAAGGGGACAGCGGCAACTGCCGTTGCCGCTCGCCTTGGTGTTGATGTTGCCCCTGGCGTCGATCCGGGTAAGGCAATTGCTGAGAGCCTTGCCGCAGGAAAGGCAGCAAAGCAACAGGCGGCGGAAGAAAAGAATCAGGCTAAAGAGGTTGCTAGGAGAATAAAGGCCCTTAGGAGACAGGTCCGCGTTCGCCAATCCGCCCTTGCGGACCAAACTAAGGTTGGCGGCCAGCTTGCAGAGGGTCAGCCAGGCGTATCTACAACCGCTGCAATTCGGGCCAAGCTTGCAGAGCAACGTGTTCGCTCAATGCCGCTTCACGAGAGAAGGGCAGCCTACGCGCAAATGGGACTCAGCGGCGCTCCGGCGCGGGCGGCTGGAGGTGCGCCACAGGGGCAAACCTTCACCGGACAGGGCATGCAGTTTGTTCCGGGGGCGACTATTGCTATTCCGCAGGTGGACATTGGGCCGCTCAGGGAGCTCGCCTCGCAGATGGCAGAGGTTGGAAAGTCTCTTGCGCTTATCCCAAAAGCGACTATTCCAAAGGGGATGTCCGCTTCGCTGAAGGAAATTGCCAGCCTTATGCAGGTGCTTGCAACAGTTAAGTCGCCACCAAAGGGTGCAAACGTCTCCGCATTTAAGAAGCTCATCCAAGACCTCAACGCCCTTTCCTCTGCCTTTGGCGGCAAGGCGCCAAACACAAAGAATGTTGGAAACATTATTGCCGCCCTGAGGTCCGTAAACAAGATCCTAGACGCGCTTTCCGGCATTGGCACAAAGATGCCTGCCAAAACGCTGCTTTCCAACATGCAGGAATTCAAGAAGTCGCTCCAATTTATTCCAAAGATGTTCAGCTCACTTGGAAGCATGGACTTTGCTGGTATCAGCAATATCGGCGCAACAATTGCCTCGACTAAGTTCCCAAGCCAGCAGCGTCTAGCGGGTATCAATGAAGCCCTGCTAATGATCAAGCAGATCCTAGAGACCGCCAACAGCATGAAGGGCGGAAGGATGCCGACCATTACTGGCGGGGCTGCTGGTGGTGGCAGGTTCCTTGTTAGCAGCCCTACAGCAAGGAGAATTGGCGCGCGACAAGCCGCACTTGCTGCAAGCATTCAAGGCCCCGGTTTTGGCCACCATGGTCAGGGTGATAGATTTGGGTCTGGAAGAGCCGCAGCTGCACGTGCAATTCCGCTCCGACAAAGACTGGTCTACTACGAACAAGCCCGCGCTGAGCGCGAGGCTGCTGCTGCGAGTCGCGGTCAACGAGCGCCACGTGAGCGATCTGCCCAAACGGGTGGCGGTGGGAATAGATTTGGTGGCGGAAGGCAGACTGCACCTGCGGGTCAGTTCGGTGTCCCGCGACAAATCGGCGGCCCGATGGGCCCACAAATCTCGACTGGCGGAGTGCAGCAGTTCTCCAATGATGCAATGGGAATCCTTGGGAATCTTGCGCAGCAAATCAGGTTCGGTTTCACGCAGGAAATAACACGAGAAATTGCCCAATCCTTTGGGCGCATCCTTGCGCATCTAAAAGACGGCATTGTCAAGTTTAACTCAACTCTTGAGACGGCAACAGTTGCGTTCCAAACACTCTTTGAGAACGAGCAAAAAGCTCAGGGCATGGAAGTTAACTTTAAGAGGGCAAAAGATGAGGCAGAAGGCCTTGTCAATCAGCTTAAGATATTTGCCAACGTAACGCCATTCCGATTCCCGCAACTTGCAGAGTCTGCGCGAAGAATGCGCGCGTTTGGATTTGAGACTAAGGAAATTCTTCCAAATATGCAAGCCATTGGCGACGCAGTGGCGGCCCTCGGTGGCGAAGACGATAAGATCTTTAGAATCACCTACGCGCTTGGTCAAATGCGCCAAGCAGGTCGCGTCTACCAAAATGACATGATGCAGCTGGCAAACGCCGGTATTGCTGGTTACGACATTCTCTCCAAAGCCCTCCTCCAAGACTTTGTAAAGCTTGGTCAGCTAAGCCTTAGCCATAATGGAAAAGTTATTGATCAAACGACAATTCAAACCGAAGATGGATACAAAGCGCTTGTTGCTGCGGTAAACGCAGCGACGGAAGATGCGACAAGGGGCCAGGTAACGATTGCTAAGTCAACAAGTTCTGAGATTGCAAACATCTTTACAAGAGTTTCTAAAGACCCAATTGAGGCAATCCGTGACTTGACGCAAAGCGGCCAGATTGCAGGTGGCGCAGCATCAAGTGCAATTATTGAAGGCCTTGGACAGAACTACGGCGGCGGCATGAGAAAGCTCTCAAAGACGTTTGAAGGGGCTTTCTCTACCCTTGCCGACGTGACTCAGGCATTCGTTGCAGACATTACAAGGCCAATCTTTAATTCAATTCGCGACGAAATGATTGACCTTGGAACATTCCTCCAGTCAATGTTTGTTTCTAACCTTGTAAAGAATGTTGCAAAAGGATTTGAGAAGATTGTAGGCCCAGTACAAGAAGTTATTGGATCAATATATCAGGCAATTTCCGCTGTTATTACCGGAATTATTCAGCTATTTGGAGAATTTAGCGGCGCGTTTAGTCTAATGGATAACAAAGTTGTTCGAGTTGTTAATGGGGTATCGGAAGTAAGAACAACATTTGAAAAAACAACAGGGGCAGGTCAGGAGTTTATTGCAAAGATTGGTAGCGGACTTAAGGTCGTTGCCGACCTATTGCAATTCCCTCTTGCAAAGGGCCTAGCTGCGGCGGCAGTTGGCCTTAAGCTTATCTCTGTGGCATGGAACATGAATCCCATACTTCTTACCCTTACCGCCATAACAATATCGCTATCAACCCTAAAAGATTTCCTCTCAAGCGATGCGGGCTCTGGGTTTGCAAGAGGGATATCTGGAATGGCTGCGTCCCTGACGGACCTTGCAAGAAGCTTTAAGCAGAAAATTATGCCACTTCTTGCAGATATTATGCAGGGTATTGGATCGCAGTTCTTTGTATCGCTACTTGCCACGTTCGGCCTAATGATTCCGATTCTTCAAAAACTTCTTGCCCTTGTTAACACTCTCTTAGAATTAATTAATGCTCTGCCGTTTGTGCCAGACGTGCTCGGTTTGGTTGCTGGATTCTTGCTTATGAGAAAAATGCTTGCCCCACTTGGTCAGATGATGCTAGGAAAATCCGCCACTGTTGATGCCAGGGGAAATCCAATTGCAGCGACAAAGGGACTCATCGGAACGCTGGAGTCCGGAATTAACACGATTACAGCAAAACTGCTTCCATACTCAAAACTTGTTGATCCAGCCGGAAAGATTGTCGCGCAGAGGGGGGTACCACAGGTTCCAGTTGGGACCCTTGGCAAACCTGGTGCCCCAACTGGATTCGGGGCAGTTGCAGGTAATATTCAGAAGGTAGTTATCCCGGCATCTGAAAAGAAGATGCTCTCAAGCCAAATGCTGAAGCAGCTCCTTGCAAGTGGGGCTATTAGATTTGATGAGTATAAGTTGGCCATGGAGGCTCGCAGGGCGGCAATGGAGGCAGCTGCAAATTCCGGTACCGGACCTGGTGGTATTAGTGGGCTAAGAAAACTTGCGCAAA